ACCCCGAGTGCCGCGAAGTCCTCCACCAGGTAGTCGAACTCCGCCCTCGTCCGTTCGTAATCGGCAGCGACCAACCAGTATAGTCCCCCCTCCTGACCGGTGAGAAACCTCGACACGAGGAACTTGGAGGCGACCATCGACTTACCGGCCTGCTCACCCCCTGCCACGAGGATGAACCTCTTGTCAGACCGTAAGATATCGGCCTGTAGCGGCGTAGGCATGAACCCCAGCCGTGAGAATATGTAATCGCTTATATCAGACTTGGGCTGGGGGGTCTTGCCCTCTATCTTTGTTTGACTTACGGGCAAGGATATCCTCCGCTTCCTTGATGATGGGATCTTCCTTTTCTACCTTCCCCTCACTCTTACCCTTTACGTCGTTCTCCCTACTCCACTTCCTGAACGCACTCAACGCCTCCTGCCCCGACTGGTCCACCACTACGGTAGTACTCTTGTACTTACTGGGGTACCAAGCGTCAAGCACACGGATAATGGCCGCTGGATTTGCGTTCGGACCCTGTGCCCTGATCCTCTCAACCATGATCTCGTGCAACAAGTCCCCGAAGTCCTCCTCGGCATCATTGAACCTCTCACTGAACCCGGCTGTATCCTCCGCTCGCCACCTCCGTGAGGTCTCCCTCGTCACCTTACCCGCCTCACACCCCGCACGGATACTCCCCGTCAAACCATATACCGCCAGAAAAGCGTCCTGCCGCGCAAGCATCTTGTCCCTGACCAGCTTCTTGACCGCCTCGGAACGCCTCGTGACACGGACCTTAACCTCAACCATCTTGTTGTAACCTCATCCTCCTGGCTACCCCCATCCTCCTCACGATGGCCCCGACACGCTGCCTGGTTACTCCAAACCTATCCCCAACATCCTGATAACTCTTCTCGGGAGACATCAACACCGCCCGTGCAATATCGATTGACTTGCCCTCCACCCTACCCCTGCCAGGAAACATCTCAAAAGCTTTCTTATATGGCATGGAGTGTACCGCCTAACTACGATTTGTACCTTGGAGAGTACCCGAATGACCTATACCTGTCAATCCCGGTACCGCCCATTCAAACAGGCTTAGGTACAATGATAGGCGATAAAACTCCCATAATCATATCCAGATATCCTGGTGTATGAACAGTGTTCGCCCACCCCGCGAACAGTGTTCACCCCACCATACAGGCGCTTAGAGGAAATAAAATATATGGCGTTCATGTAATGTTCGGTATCATGTAACTAAGGGCGCTCATTATAGGAATAAAATTTTGTCACGGGTATCTAAGTGAAATAAAGAGACCCGTCAAGCCACACCCCCCCCCTCACACGCAATAATGGAACATGTGTTCCGCTTTGCCTTTACTTGTATCTAATCTATATCTAATAGCTCCGAACATAATTCCGGACCTACAATCCGGAATTATGTTCTGAGCGTTAGAGATTATTAGTTATAAGATAAGAGGGGCTCTGATGGGAGAATGAGGTGTTATGGGTCGAACACTACTCCACATAGCTAGCCCCTAATCACACGCCAATCATTTATCAGATACAGACTAGCTACGAAGCTATGCCTACCATCCAGGTATAGACAGTCGCGGCGAGCTATTGACAACCCTGACAGCAAGCCTTATACTCCTGTCTCCGGTGGCGTCGTAGCTAGCGGCGACAGTACATACTACGAGGGGAGTGACCACATGAATTCGCACGGCATGAATTGGATACGGCCCGAGAAGCGACTAGCGATCTATATTCGAGATGGATTAGCTTGCGCCTACTGTGGGCATGGGGTCGAAGATAGCGCGAAGCTAACGTTGGACCACGTGGTCCCAAGGTCACAGGGCGGTAGCAACGAAACTCAGAACCTTATCACAGCCTGTCATCGTTGCAATACCGAGCGCAAGGACACACCTATCCTTGACTGGCTAGGGCGGCACGACATAGAGACCAAAGCGAAGCTATTCGATGCCCTTATCCAGCCTATAGGCGTGTCGTATGCCAGAGACCTGATAGCCAAGCGCGGCGGATTCACGGCGGCCGTCTATGGATAGAGTTGGAACCGAGTCCAGATAGGCTAGGCATAGCTTGAATATGGGAGTGACCACAATGATAAACACATCTACGGCAACGCGGAATCTTAGAGCAGGCGCATATGGCGATCCCGCCATGGTCCCGCTATCAGTCTGGCGAGCCCTATATGGTGACGGCATCCAGGGCACAGGCTACACGCACCAATGGCGAACGTGCGACCCAGAGTATCAACGCTACTGTATGGCGTCAGTGCAATCAGTAGATGAGGCCGTAGAAGCTACCGCGCTAGGATGGCGCACGTACCGTGTCGACCTTGAAGGTATAGGCGCACAAGCTGGCGAAATAACGTGCCCGGAGCAAACGCTTGGCATAACTTGCGATGAATGCCGCCTGTGCGGCGGAACACGCAAGGATGCAAAGAACATTGTTATCAAACCTATCCGTAAGGGTACCGCCAAGGCTATGTGCTACGTCAATACAGGCTGGGCAGCATGGTTCAAGTCGTGGATGGCTGGCAATGTGCCCGCCGTGGCTCCAGCCAAGCTAGGACGGTACCTTGCGGGGCTCGAGCCCGATAGCAACTACAAATCCGTCGAGGTATGGCGGGGCCCTTCGCCTATAGACGGGGCCCCGATCGTTATGATCATGACAGGGCTTTCGCCTAAAAGCCCGTCAAGGAATAGCAAGACGGGCCCAATGGTCCAGACTCACATAGTGCGGCAAGACATGGCACCGGTTGTAGCTATGATGGGCGGCCATGATCGCGCCATATGCGGCGACTGCCCACTACGGCCCGCTACCGTCAAGGCGTCCAATTAACCACCACAACGCTCAAAGCGCACGAGGTCACAACATGAAAAAAGAACGTACAAACATAGAATGGCAACACATCGGTTACAACATCACAGCCAGCACGGCGAACCCTTGCCAATGCTGCGGGCGGCATGTCTGGACGATGCACGACTACGCGATACATACGGACTGTATACGCCGCCATTGGGCAAATCACAGACACGGTGAAAACGCTAGCCGTTGCCGAGAATTCAAGTACGCGGACAAGGTGAGTTAGCTAGTACCACATCGGAACCGGGGCCAGATAGACATAGTTTAGATAAGGGAGTGACCAAACCATGACGTACCGCACAGTAGCGAAGTCCGACGTAGCCTATAGCGTGATCACGGAACAGATACTAGCCGCCCTTGATAAAAACGAGGTGCCGTGGCGTAAGCCCTGGAACCTACCAGCAGGCCAGCGCCCCCACAACGCTATCACCAAGCATAGCTACACCGGCATCAATGCAATCATGCTGGCATTCTCAGGTAGAACAGACCCACGGTGGCTCACATTGCGGCAGGTACTAGCTCGCGGTGGTCGTGTGACACGAAGCGAATTCCGTAAAGCTACGCAAATAGTATTCTGGAAATCGTTTTCCCGCGAGGTCGAAGATAAAAACACGGGCGAAACTAAGACTTCGCGGTGGGGTATGTATAGGTACTACAGAATCTACAACGTGGAGCAATGCGAAGGCCTGAAGCTACCAGCTATCGAAGCTGAAAACGTAGGCGATTTCGACCCTATCGCAGCAGCCGATGCAATCATAAAGAACATGCCAAAGCGCCCGGCTATAACACACGACGGCAATGATGGTGCCTACTACGTACCAGCTAAAGACGCGGTCCATATGCCAAAGCAAGAGCATTTTGATAGTAGCGGCGAATACTATTCGACGCTCTTCCACGAGCTCGCCCACAGCACCGGCCACGCCTCCCGCCTTGATCGCCATGGTATGGAAACGGGCATCGCTCCGTTTGGGTCCGAGACATATAGCCGCGAGGAGCTAGCCGCAGAATTCGCCAACGCATTCGTGTCTGCGGCGGCTGGCATAGAGAATACGCTCGAAAATAGCGCCGCCTACATAGCTGGATGGGCCAAGGCTATACGCAAAGACATAAAGCTCGTGGTCATGGCTGCGTCGCAAGGTCAAAAAGCCGCTGACTACATCCTAGCCGGGCCCGAAGCCGGTGTTGACAAACCCCACCGAGTCATGAGACCATAGCGTAGGCAGCGACCC